TGTTACAGGCACTGAGCGTGGCAAAAAGAAGTTACAAAGGGGTGATGCCGTGTCCATACTGCGCGGCACTTCCTGAGATAAATGCAGCTGAATCTGATGCGTCTGTTTTATTAAACACCGCCCGAAGCCGCAGAAAAAATAAGCTGCCTGTCAGTCTCTCTGGGTTATTGATTTACAGGACGGCTAAATATCACTCTTATTTCACATCCTTCTGTATCGCATTGATAAGGCGTTTATCAACCGCACATCCCCCTGGATGTGGTGTGCGGTTTTTTTTAACGCTGGTCAGTTGTCGGGTGTTGTCACATAACGGGCAAATGCCACCAGCTCGTCATGCGTCCAGCTTTCCGGATCCGAACCGCCAGGCGCTGATTCATTCATCATGCTGCCATTACCGCCTTCCTCATCCTGCGCGTCCGCTTTCTTCCTGCTTTTCTCAAACTCCGCCAGCATTTTGTCGAGCGTGCCGCTGTCCATCTTCAGCTGATCACTGAACAGGTAGCGCATGAACGTGTCGTTCTCCGCCAGCTTGTTGTTGGCCTGCAGCGCATCCATGACCTGCACCATCAGGGTAATGAAGTTAGCGCGGGCGTCCATTTCGCGGCTTTCTTCTTCCTGAATTGCGGTGTTCATAGAGTTAAATTGCACGACATAGGGCCGATCATTGACCGGGTAAACCTTGCCGTATTTGAACGCCAGGTGAATGTCGATCAGCCGGTAAATCATTTCCTGCGCGCCCTGGCGTAACCATTGCGCCCGGAGTGCCGCCTGAATGGCCGTCTGAATCCAGCCGCCTTCACCCAGCCCGCCTGCCATCTGATCGGCCCAGCCCAGCATAGTTGAGTCGATACCGAGCGCGGCGCACAACTGGCGCAGGTGAAACATCACGTCCTCGATGCCGGTAATGTCGGCGGGTATCGACTGCGTATCGATCGTAATCCCGTTTTTGCCGTCACCCATCACCGGGATCACATGGTTCATCACAGTTGGCATGGTGTTGCCGTTCACCGCTTTTTTCTGGAGCGCTTCGCCGTGGCGCTTGAGCGTCTGCGACACGGTGCGGGTGTAGTTCGCGCCGACGACCGGATCGAGTGAGTTGGTAGTCAGGGCAATCAGCCGGTCAATTTTGGCGGCGTTGTAGCGCGTCGCCTTCAGCGCATTCAGCGCGCCGACCAGATTTAGGAAGGGCTCATAGGCGTGCGCCAGGAAGCTGGTGCCGTAGTTCTGCGTTTCCGCAACCTCCTTGTCTTCTTCTTCTGACAGCAAAGAGTAACCACGATTGCCGGACGTCACCGGCTGCACGTTACGGGTTGGCGTCCAGTACGGATTTTTCATCGGGACCAGCGACCACGGCGTAGATAGCGTGCGGGTATGGGTGTCGGGCGACAGCACATAATCCCCGCCGAAGCCGACCAGCTGATCGCCCTTGTAAAACTCCTGAATGAAGTAGGGCAGCGAGTAATAGCTATTTTCCAGGCTGGTGATGCCTTTACCGGAGCGGGCATAGGGGCGCACGTAGGACACGCCGAAAATCGCCATTGTCATAGCAAGCGACGGCAGGTGCCGGTTAATCATCGCGCCCAAATCATCCTGCAGCTCTTTCGCCCGTGCCGCGCCTTCTGCGTCTGACGGATCGACCGGCACAATAGAGAACGCCAGCCCGGTTTTTTTGTCCGGCGCGAGTGCGTGGCCAATGTGGATATTTAACGCTGCTGAGCACGTCGGGCTGTTTGCCATTTCCTCCAGAATCGCATAGCGCTGTAGCCGATCCAGCGGCAGCTCCGCGCCCAGGAAAAGACTGTCGCCGGCGGAAGTCATTTCCCCCGCATTTCCCTCGTTGTAGGCCATTGCCGCCAGCCCGGAGCGCGAGACGACCACGTTCTGTCCGTTGGTCCATGCGAGGCTTTGCGGTGCCTCTGCTGCCGCGCCCCGGAATGCCTGCCTCAATGCGCTTAAAACAGACAGTGCCTTATTCTTAGTTGCCAAAGTTATACGCCCTATTTAATAAACCTTTAGAATCAGATAAAGCATATTCGCTTTATGCAATCTGAGGAAAAGTTACACAGTGGAAAATCCAGTAAACAGGGCGGTGCAGGAGGCGGGATCGGTTGAGGAACTGATCCGGCTGGTCATGCGCCTGCACAAACAGCGAACCGTAGTAGCGTTTGGCGTGACCAAGCGTGAAGGCGTGAGCCTGCAGCGTGAGCGCCGGAGTGCAAACGACAATGCGATCGCGCTGCTTAACTCACTGCCCCAGGGCTTCGACGGCAATAAACTGACCGACGATCAGCGCCGGGTGCTGGCGGGCTACAGCGGCGAGGGCGGTCTGGAAGGCAGCGGCGGCAGCCAGTATGAATACTACACACCGCCATTCATGGCGGAAGGTATCTGGGATCTGTTTTCCGATTACGGTATTACCAGCGGTCACATGCTGGAACCGTCTGCCGGTACTGGCGTTTTTCAGGAGACAAAACCGGCTGGCGCCATGATGACGTCGGCCGAGATTTCGGACACGTCCGGACGCATTAACCAGCTGCTGCACCCGGAGGACGATGTTCGCCTGGGCGCGTTTGAGAAGCTGGCGGCATCCGTGCCGGATAACAGCTATGACCATGCCGTAGGCAATGTGCCGTTTGGCGACTCGCGCACTGGCTTTGCCGAGCTCGACCCCGCTTACCGGGATGAAACCAACGTCGGCCACTACTTTGTGATGCGCACCATCGACAAAGTGAAGTATGGCGGGCTGGTGGTGCTGGTGGTTCCCAACGGCATGACCGACGGCGGCGGCAACAACAAAAAACTGCGTGATCGCGTTTCCCGTGTGGCGGAGTTCCTGGGCGCGCACCGCATGCCGTCCGGCACGTTTGCTGAAAGCGGTACCGCAACGGTGGTGGATGTGTGGGTGCTGCGAAAGCATACCGAAGCACTGACACAGCTGGTGCATGACAGCGATGAACAGTCGCTTGAGGCGGCAAGTGTGCTGTGGCCAACGTTCATCCGCGGTAAGTGGTTCGAAACAGAAGGCCGTCGCTTTGTTCACGGTGAAACTGAGCGATCTGATTTCAACAACATTCTGGTGGTGAAGAAAGATGGTCAGCTGACCAATGCGGCAATGAAGGCCGCGCTATCGCGCCGCTTTGACAGCCGTATTGACTGGGATCGGCTGGGTACGCCTGCCGCCGTCTGGCAGTCGCCGGTAGAAGGCGATAAGCGTCTCATGGCTGGCGTCTGGCACACCTATGACGGCACCCGGTTTATCAAAGATGCCACCACGGCATCGAGCGGGATCGACGCGGCGCGGTTCGGCGCGGCCACGTTTGGCGACCTGCAGACGAAAACGCGCACCATCAACGGCATGCTGTCGCTGGATAGCCGCGAACTGTACGCCGCCAGCGTGGAATACCCGCAGCTGTTTGACGATCGCATTCACGCCGCGATCCGTTTCGCTATGCAGCAGAAACCCGGCCACCGCTGGCGCGTCATGCGTGCCTCGATCATCGGCCTGCGTATCAATGACGCGCTGAACACGCAGATGCTGGGCGGCGACGCCAGCGGCATCATTGCCGACGCTGCCCGCCTGGTGAGCGAAGAAGTAGGCCAGTACGGCACGCCGAAAGGCCTGAAACTGGCGGGACTGTCAGACGCCAGCGCGAAGGGCTGGCTGAGTTTCCAGGCCAACGTCAGCCGTGAAGGCGATTTGTCAGCACTACTGAATGGCACCATCGACCGTAGCGAGGCTGTGGCGGTTGATTTCGCCAGCCCGGAGCAGGTGGTATCACACCTGTTTAGTGACGTGGATCTGGTCCCTGTAGCGCTGGCCGCTTTCCGCGCTGCGTTTACCGGCCAGCTGCCGGAGGATGACGAGGCGCTTCTGGCCCACCTAGCGACCTTCCCGGAGATCGCCCTCGATGGTAATGGCAACATTATGCCGCTGTCCCGCGCCACCAGCGGGAATGTGCGGGGCAAAGTCTCGCGCCTGGCGGGGCTGATAGACGACGCGCCGGATGGCCCGGTAAAGGCGAATTATGTCCGCCAGCTGGAAGCCATTAACGAGAAGCGTAAGCACACGGCAATTGAAGACATTACGGTTAACCTCAATGCCCGCTGGCTGGACCGCCGCCTGATCAAAGAATTTCTGATCGAGCAGGGTTTTGATGACTTCAAATACACCCAGGACCTGGAAAACGATAACGGTTATCTGACCGCAGAAGACAACTACGCGGGTAAAGACGGTGTTTTCTCTGGCTATCAGGTTCGCTCTGTCACCAGCAAAGGAGGTTTAACCGAGTTCAAGCGCGCCAGCTACAAAGACGGCTTCTATAACCAGCTGGAAAACTACCTCAACGGCGTGAAGCCTCGCGGGGTGAATGCCAATGTATACCTGAAGCGTATCAGCGATCTGGAGTCGCATTTCAACGACTGGCTGCGCACGCACCCGGACGTGGAAACCGTCGTCAGCGACTACAACGACGCCTTTAACGGCTACGTTCCGTTTGAGCATTCCTCTTCCTCACTGCAGCTGCAGCAGATCAGCGGCAAACGTATTCCGCTGAGCTATCAGAATGCCGAAGTCCGGCGCCTGTCTGAAGACGGCCGCGGCATCATGGGCTTTGGCACGGGACTGGGTAAAACCACGACGGCGCTGGCGCTGGAAGCCTATAACTACGAGGTGGGGCGCAGTAAGCGAACTGTCTACGTCGTACCGAAGGCCGTTCTCCAGAACTGGTATCACGAAGCCCAGGGCTTCTACAGCGCCGAAGCCTTCCAGAACATCCTGTTTGTCGGGCTCGATGAAGTGCGCGGCGAAGATGGCCAGATCATGCAGGCCCAGGAGCGCGACGAAAACAACGAGCCGAAACTGGACAAAGACGGCCAGCCGGTGATGCGAAAC